CGTCCCCAACCGCCAGAAAGTCAGGAACATTGTCGCCCACGGAGGTAATGACACCGCGATTAAGCGCGGTTGAAAGGATGAGGCCCCCGGCGGTACGCCCTTCTTCCTCTCGGATTAGGACGTAATCGCCGACTGCCTTCACTCGTCCCACCCGCCGCTTGCGGGTTGGATAGCGTCTGCACACCACCAACCGATTACGGATAGTCGACCTTCGCCTTCTCGGCTGACCCAAGGTGAACCGGCAACCATCAAGGTTGAACCGACACCGAAGTCAACGAGGGACTCATGCTCGGCAGGGACATAGATGTCAATAGTCGAGGCCATCGAAGTCAAATCGAGGTCACCGACTGTGACGATGTAGCCACCACGGTCACGGGGGTCAATGTGAATCACTTCAACCGCCGCCGCAACCCACGCATCCCACTTGTTTTGGTCTGTGAGGGTTTCAGTGAACGCCACAATGTCATCCAACGAATCCAACCATGCAGTAGCATTGTCAACGACGAGGCCGGAAGCCTTGTCGCCGGTCATATCTACGGGCGGGCCGCTGAAGATGGATGCCAAATCGGAATTAGGGGTGAACGATGTCACACCTGCTTTTGCATAGGCGATGTTACCATTCTTACCCATGCGAATACCGATAGTGCCGGGTTGGTAAGTCATGTGTTGCGCCTGTGCCTCAAGACCGCTAAAGCGAATCGTAAACACGGACGGCTCATCACCGCTACCCTGCTTGCGCCCCATGAACAGGCAGTCACGTTGTAACTCCTTCATTGGGCGTGCCGCACCATACTTGAAATTGTTGTCACCGCTCGGCCACGTTGGGCTTGCGGCGTCCCACACAAGATAGAATGCCTTGGTAGTGCTACCATCGACAAACTTGTGTCGGTCAGGAAGGTCAGTGACCACGGATGTAGTCATACCTTCCGTGAACGCCTCCTTTGCGTCGAGACTTGGGTTGGACATACGCGACCAACCTTCATCTTCCTTGGTAAAACCGACAATCTTGCCGCTTCGGACAAGACTATCCATAAGGCTAATCGGTCCACTTGCGAGGGTGCGCGCCATCTTGTTGTACGCCAACTCTGACCAATCCTTGTAACGCGGGCAGGTCAAGAACATACCTTCGTAGAGGTCACATCCTGACTTTGTCACACGCTCTGTTTCTGTCTTGACCAATCGTGTTGCTACACGAAGGGCCATCATCTTACTATCTTCTTCTGAACGACCTGCCGCAGACCACTCTTCACGGTGTTCTGCAAGAACCGCGTCCGCGCGACTGCTCAATGCACCCACGTCTACGCCGACATTCTTTGCCGCTCGCTCAATCACTTGCTCGTAACTCATTTTCATACGCTCCTTTTCGGGTTTCTCCCACATTTTCCGCATAGCAGTTTGGCTATAAAGCCTCCGGTTCGCACAGAAGGCGAACAAAATTGTGCCGCACGAATATATCCTCGACACCCATAATCAGGTCACGTCGTGACGTGATTGCGGCGTCAATCAGGCGTAGTTTTGCCTGTGGACTTGCGGGAGAATTAGTGCCGTGTTTGAACACGACGTTGATGAGAGTGAGGGGGTCGAGAGGCTTAGTCATAGCCATAGCCTCATCGAATGCTCGCTCCTTGAATGTGAGTCTTAGGAATTTGTTGGTGTCAAATTCAGGCTCTTGTAGTGACCGGAGGAATTGCTCTCGGGACTTGCCCTCAAGAAGTAACGCGGTCTGCAACGCACCAATGGCGTTACGCAGGTCACCTTCATGTGCCTTTGCTATTGGTCCGAAATCATTGAAGTATGACCCTTCTGCCACGGCAATTTGCGAGAGCCGGTTAATCATATCTGCTTGACAAATAGGATTGAACACATGGGTTTGACACCGTGACTGAAGCCACGGGCTAATCTTGTTGAGGTTGTTGCAGGTCAGAATGAACGTAGCCACGCTACCCTCGATGACGCCCTTGAGCGCGGACTGTGCGTCCGGCGTCAGTTGGTCTGCCTCATCAAGAAGAATCAAGACGTTGGGGTGCGACTGTGCGAGTGGGATGACTTCATCCTGAACGAAGCCGATGCCCCGTTGCTCTCGCGTGGACGCATTGAATATCTGAAGGTGAAGCCTGTATTTTTCAGCGAGGATATATGCGAGGGAAGTCTTGCCTGTCCCTGCGCCCTGACTGTGGAAAATCATGTGTTGTAACTTGTGTCCACCGACGTGCCTTACATTGGCTTCTCGGAAGTGCTTGACAATATGGTCCTGTCCGACCAAATCACTGAGAGTCTTTGGGCGGTACTTCTCCCACCAAATCACACTCATTGATTCTCCCTCCGTTGACGTGCGGCCTCGACCGCACCTGAATCAATCGTTACATCCGACACCATAGATAAGTGGTTGGCAACAATACCCAATGTATTGCCCAACTCTATGACGGCGTTCTCGATATTCGCTAAACGCGCTTCCGCCAACTTCATTCTGTTTAACAATTCCAACGTGGCGTTAGCCACGACCGCAAACTCTTCCTGCGTTACAAAGTCACTCATACTTTTCATCCTCCATAAGACCTTCCTCATACATCCAAACATCCATCATCTGTTGCATGAAGAGAATGAATAAGGCCAGTCCACCAATACACAAACAAGTCAAATCCATTACTCGCCCTCCAAATGAAGGGAAAGCGATGACCCTATAAACCTTACTGTCGACGGCAATGGAGGCAGGGTTGCCCCTCGCTCGGCATCAATCTGATGCGCCCGCACCCACCGCACTTCTCCGCTTCCTTGCGTTGCGCGGGTGTCATTGCATTGACTGGTCGCGTGAGCATTAGGTCGCCCTCTTCGCGTATCAAATTCTTGTCGATTCCGAAGGTCATGTGACGTGCAGTTATCCCCGCCGCAGTTTCCACCTTGGCGATTCCCACGCAGATGACTTGTGGATTCTTGGATAGAAGAGCGGATAGTGATTGGGGACTTGGTACTTGTCTCACTCCACGGTGATTCTGCAAATGCTCGGCTACCTCCTGCTTGGTCATCGCCCCGTGTTCCCACAGAATATCGACGATGACTCGCCGGATGCGGCGGTTGTTCGCACTCATAGTTAAATGTGCGTGTAGAAGTTACTTTAACATTTCGGAACATTACATTTCACCCAAATCTAACCACATTGCGAATTCCGGTTCTTCCAAAGGTTCGTAAGGTTCTCCGTGCATCTCATAATTATTACGTTTCGCCACATCTAAACAGTAATCGTTGATTGTTCTAAATCCAAAAAGCCACCAAATAAAGGGATAAATACCTATGATAAACGCCCATGACAAACAAGTCGCTAAAACCATTCTCCTACACGTTCCTTTGTCTTTTTGACCCCCTTCGGTAATTCCTTAGAAGTGTGTCTCACTTCATTACGCAAGGCGGGGGTGAGAGCGAGCAGGTTGTCGATATAGGCATCCGAAGCACGGATGAAGGGCATGGAAGAACCCACCGTCGAAGACGGATGCTTCTTAGGCCAAACAACCTTACTCGCTCTCGGTTCTATTGAAAAAGCGAGAACGCTATAAGTGTATTGGTCGGGCAATTGATACCGAACCTGAGCCAAACGACGTGCCGTGGCGATGTCGTCGGGCCGATTGACACGGACAAATGACGCGATGAGTGGGATGGGAGTGCCATCAAGGATAGAGTGCGCGCGGTCGCGGTCAGTCCATCGGAAGATTGACTCGACGTTGCGCCGGTAGTTTTGCTTACGGTTGCTCACACTGTTGTCAGCGAACACTCGCTCGTCATCTCCCTTGAGATTGACTGCCTTCTCGGTCACGATAACCATACGGAACGGGACAATGTCTGCCCACTCACTCGCCTTCTTCTCGGTCATCTTATTGTCGTGAACGATGAATGTAGTGTCCGGCGCAGTTGGTGGCGTCGCAAGACCCCTGTGGTCCTCGACATAGTTGCCCTCACGATACCTCTCGGCATCCCGTGTGAATATGACTACGCCCATTACGACCACTCTTGCCTCAACAGGAACGCTATAAACCTTTGCATTTGGCTCT